GGGAGGAAATTTCGTTGGCCATGGTTTGACCAAAATTGGCGCCCTTGCCGGCATTTTCTTCCATCTGCTTAGACTGATTTGCTAGCGCATTATTGAGAGCGCTGGCCAGTGTCTTTTGCTTAGATGTTTCTCTTGACAGTCTACCCGTTGCTGAAGTAAAGGCGTCAGCAGCAGCTGTCGCTTCGTTTAAAGCATCAGATGTGCCACGGACATTTCCAACGAGTGAATTGAGTTCTGCACCAATGTCTATCTGTGAAGCCATTTAACTCAATCCCGCCTAGTAATACGCATCTATAGTTAATTATACCAGTCGTTAAAACTAGATTTAATTACTTATAGCTTCCAGGTCAGACCGGTTGCTTCCTTGAATCGTTCGGCTGCTACATTTTTTGTCTCAATAAGCTTATGGACTTTCTTAAGAGACGCAGCGTCTTCAAGCAAATAATTATATAAGTCTTTAGACGCATTAAAAACTTCACCCAAAGCATTGGTTTTTTCACCTTCACGAACAAGACTGTTAAGTTCTGTTCCTTGAAGTAAGGCCTGTGCTGATACAAAAGTTATTTTATCAAATCCGTTCATTGAATACTCCTGTATCTAAATATCAAGCACTATTTAAATCTTCTTAAACCGGGTGGTGCAGTAGGTCTATTTTTACCTAATAAAGCATTCATCTCTGGATCTTGTGAGTGTGAAGCATGATGTGGGGGATGATTCTTCTCAGCTGCTTTATTGATTTCTTTTCCTGTTCTCTCAATAAACCACATTCGATACTTTATAGGAACATTATAGGATTCAGCATAGGAGAATCCCAGATAATACATTAAAAGAAAGTGCTGCTCTAAGAGACTCTCTCTATCATTCGGTGTCAGGCCAAAAAAAGCTCGCGCCGAGCGGTACCCCCAGTTCCGAGGTTTCTCCGCAAGCGGGGCACTCGAACCACGATTTTAAATCAATCCCAGGTTCATTCTCATCAATAAACTTTCGAAGAGCTCTCGAATCTCGAGCAGGCATATTCCTGACAAAGTTATTGATCTTAGCTCTATCGGACACGTCGGCGATTTCAATAATTGCATACTCTAAACGTGTTGTAATCATGTTATCGGCTAGCTGGCCCATTTTCTTTCTTCTAGCGTCGAGCTTCTGCATTTCTTCTTCATCAGCGCCAGTCAGGAACTTAAATTTCACTACCTTCTTTGTGTACGGTAAAGTGAACTCAAAAACATTTTCCCCTGAATGTGCGGGATCTACCCCTAAGCGATCGATTGGGCACTCTGAAAGATCAAACTCATACTTAGATGAAGTTCCACACTCCGGGCAAGTTACTTCAGCTCTATAATCAGCACCATAGCCTGTAATTCTTAATGCTACCATTAAAGCGTTTCGGTCGCCAGAAAGTAATTCATTTGCCTTGATTCGCTTATCTATAAGACATGACTCTATCAAGTGTGTAATTACTGTCCCCTTTTTAATAAGCGCACGAGAAGTTAGAATATCTTCTTCTCTAGCTGTCATCGGCTTTATATCAACAGTTTCAGCACCACAAAGTGGGTGATCTTGTGGGTAACACTTTCCTAAAGAAGGTAATGGAACTGTCTCGTAAGGAATGTCTAGGCCAAAGTCATCTTTCATTACATTGCTTATTGGCGCGCCAGGCATATTCATTCCAGGCGGCCCTGATTCGAAAACTTTATTGCTTTGTCTCTTTTTACCAGCCAAAATAACTCTCCTAGTAAGTTAGATCTTTTATTATTATTAAACTTTTGACAAGCTTAGTAAAACTATTTGATTAAAAATCTTCATACCGATTGTAGTCCGCGTCTATATCTGTATTGTTATACTCACTTACTAGACGCTCGTCTAAAAAAATAGAAATATCTTCAATAAAAGCACTAGTGATCACACTCTCGCTATAAAAAATATCAGAATCAGCTTCACTTACATTGATTCTTGCTGGAAAATCGCCAGGCATATTTCCTGGTGTTAAAGTCAGTAAACCACCTTCGTTATCAATAATTTCCAAAGGAATGCCAATAAGCTCTGGATAAGTTTCTGAGTTATTTATAGCTGCTGTGCAAGAACTATCTATACGTTTGTGAATCGACCATAATAATCTTTTGGCAATAGATTCTGACATATTCTTAGACATGATAAATCATAAACGGGGCACATATATTATGTAAAATATAAACACCCCTCACATACTAAAGACTCCTCTTTCGACCGATTGAAAAAAGAGGAGTCTCAAATAAGTGTTAGGAAGAATCAGTACTGAAGAACGCAGTTATCAAATCTGAGTGTCATAGCTATTTCAACCATGTCTGAACCGTCATATGACAAGTCATTAAAGTTAGCTTCTGTCAAAAAAGCTCCCTTGATATCCCAGAGCTCAACAACAGTTCCCACTGGATCTAATAGTTTAAGTTGACAATCCCGCTTATAGAAATCAGCATAGCCGGCACGACCTGAAACTGATTCAAAGTGAGTTCTTACCCATTCCATGACCTGCTGTGCTCCCGAAGGTGCAATTGGATCGTGAAGGGTTACAGACAACGTCCCAAACGTTGTCTTGCCTGCAATGTATCGATGGTGGTTTATCCAAGGAATTGCAATTTCTTCTGTAGTATATGTGGGTCGAGCTGCTGTCTTCATTAAGAAAGCATCGACTCCTTCAATCATGAATACCCACCGAAATTTTCTTTTGGGCTCAAATTTATTGGGTAGCATGTCCGTAACGGAAAGGGTATCAGCCATTTTTAGATTCTCCTGAAATCAGTCTATTGATAATTATATCGATCATGATGTTTTTCATCTATTATTAGACCTCAGCCCCAGCATTTGTGATCACAAAGTCAAGTGAGATAAACTCAGCAACTCTTGTGGGCTGGAGGAAGATCTTTCCTCTTAAGGTATTATTTTCAACATCAGCTTGAGTTGTTGTTGTTGTATCAATAACAACCTTGAACCTATCGAGGCCCTGTTGTTCCTGAATCCTAGTAAGGATTGGTTGAACAGCTGATGAGAACTTGGCGAGCGTTGATTCTCGGTTAGGCTCGAACAGAATGGTATTTCCAACAAGCTTAACTTGACGCCTTATCTCGATAAGTAAGCGTCTAACATTTACTCTATCAAGCGAAGATTGCGCTGCAAGAAGTGTCTTTTGACCCCAGACAACTATTCCAGAGCTTCCTGGGAATGACGTCAGCGGATTGATGTCAGAATCATAAACCGTATCTAAGTTAGCTCTGCTTAAGTTAACAGCAACCGTCCTTCCCTCAGTATTCGGATCGAGTGCACCTCTTGTGAAGCCTGCAGGTGCGAACCACGGATGAGCGACTGTGTCGTTCAGCGCGAATGCACCCAAAACAGCCACAGAGGGTGGTACCTGAACATTGACGCCCAAGAACGGATCTCTAATTGTCACATCAGGGAAGTATGCCGCGGCGAATGATGTATCTAGACCGCGATCTTTAAATGCAGAGACTGTGTTATTGACGCCTGGATCCTGAACTGAGCCAGTTATCACTTTATTATCTACATCCCGCTCCTCAACGTCCATAATATACAGTGCATCGAATCTTGTCTCTACAGCTTCAATCGCCTTATTAGTGATCTGCTCGTGTCTAACCCCGGGGAGAGCCAATAGCTTGATATCTACATCAGACTTTGTACTCATAATGTCGAGTGCCTTGTCGTATGCTGAAACTGTCGGGCCGTCAGATTCTCCCTGAGTGCTATCATCCATTTCTCTCTTGATAGCTACGTTCTCAAATTTTGACTTAGCTTCATCAAAGATATTAACTCCATCAAAGCCACCCTGAAGAAAGAAAGTATATTTTGCATATTTTCTGACACCTGAATCGCTTAGGTCGTCTGCAACGCTTAGCCCTCTTGTCTTTTTACTTGCATTTACTTGAATTCCTCCGGCTCTTATATAAGATGAGCTGTGCCACTGTTTCACGTCTGGTAGACCTGATGAGCCTGTTCTCACCTTGATGTTTTCTAGAGAGAATAAATTGTACTGGAAGTTGTCCGCGTCAAGTTCACCGTAGTATGCTGATGAATCCTTCCCGGCATTATTTCCTGCCCATGCGGCCTGATATGTCTCTTGCCATCCGGGCATATACCTCGTATAATTCTTTAGGCCTGCATTTGGCTTCGTTGACTTGTTAGTCTCAAGTGCATTGTCTACCATTTCAAACTGAACACCCCAATAGTAGGCTGAATCTACCTGCTCTTTTGGCGGTCTTCCAACTTTTATATCCTTTCTGTACGGAACTGGTAATGTTTGAGATCTCTTGTACATCGTAGTATACGGTAGAGATGATGTGTTTGCCACGGGAACGTTAAGGCACTCAGTTCCAGAAGTAACCAAGTGATAAAAGCCTCTAAACCCTACAGGGAGTGCTTTTTGATTAATGATGCCGTCAGTCACGTCAGTGGCCATTTCAACACGAATGTAACTTGAATTATTTGGATGCTCTCCATCGTAAACAAGCTTTTGTGCCCCTAGCTTCTTATCAAAATCAAACTTAGCACTCTTGTCACCAATCACTCGAGATATATAACGATCAGACATTGGATTGAGCGATAGACCCCTGTACTGCTCCAGAACCTTTCTATCTGAGTCAGTATCATTAAAACTTCTTACAAGCAGATCAAATTGACCAAACTTATCTATGCTGGATTC